CAAACGGGTCGAGCATGAACGGCGACGGCATAGACCTGCGCAGCCGCATCGAGCCGATGGCGGCGAGCGCCGTGCGCAAGTTCGCGGGCACCAGCCCAGAGGTGCGCATCAGCACGCCAGCCGTGCCCGCGCAGCTTGAGGAGTCGCCGCCGGTGGGGGCGTGGCAGGATGTACCCGAGGCGCGCGGCATGGAGCGAGTGCGTGAGCCGGACGCTGCGGTAGTATCGCCGGGCGTTACGAACGCGACAGGTCGCCGGCTCACGCTGCGATCCATCGGCGAGATCGTCGCCGAGCGGCGCGAGGCTACCTGGCTAATCCACAACGTGCTCGAGGCGAATGTGCTCGCCGTGCTCGCCGGGCCGCGCGCGAGCTTTAAGAGCTTTATCGGGCTCGACTGGGCGATGCGCATAGCCGCCGCCGGGAACCCGGTCGTCATCCTGTCGGGCGAGGGCGCAGGGCTCGGGCGGCGCGCCGAGGCGTGGGTGCAAGAGCACGGCAACGGGCGCACCCTCGACGAGCTGCGCCTGCTCGCGCTGGAGTCGGTCGCCAACCTCAACGCTGAGGCGGACATGGGGTCGCTACAGCAGGGCATCGACGAGGCCGGCATACGCCCGGCGCTGATCATCGTGGACACCTTCAGCAAGTTCTCCGCCGGGCTCGACGAGAACTCGAACCAAGAGGTGGCCGAGTACCTCTCGAAGCTCACGATCGGGCTGCGGGAGCGGTACAGCGCCACGGTATTGCTCGTCGCACACAGCGGCCACGGCGACAGCAAGCGCCCGCGGGGCGCGTCGGCGCTCATGGCGAACCCGGACGCCGAGTACATCGTCGAGCGGCCCGATGTCCAGGCGATGGTCGTGAACGTCACCCGCGAGCGGTTCAAGGACACCGCCAGCATGGCGCCGGTCGCCTACGAGGCCACCGAGGTCGATCTCGGGCGCGCCGACAAGTACGGCGAGCGGGTCAAGTCGCTGGTGATGCGCGAGACCGCCGCGGCGGGGCGCAAGGAGCGCGAGGCGATGCCGCAGGGCAAGGCACAGCGGCAGCTGCTCACGGCCCTGAGGGAGCGCCAGAAGGGCAGCGACTCGGAGATGATCTGGTCGCTGCCGGACCTGCGCCAGATCGGCAGGGAGGCGGCGATGAGCAAGACGACCGCCCACGCAGCCGCCGAGGCGCTGGCCTTTTCGCCCTTCATGACGGGCACCGTCGGGGGCTACAAACTGTCGAGGGAGGGCAAGTAACTGTGGCAAAAATGAGACAGAATCAGGTACGAAAAGTACGAAAAGTACGAAATGTACCCGTTCGTACCGTACGAACCGGGTACGAAAGGTACGAGAGTCCTTTAGGACTCGTACCTTTTGTACCGTACCCGGCCTTGGAACTTGAACCAGCCAAGACAGACACGGCCTTCGGCCGGAGGATGGTCGAGGGGCTGGGTGAGGAGGGGTTCCGGGTGCTCAAGACCTTCCAAGCCCACTTCGGCGCCAAGGTCGTCCACTACCAGGACGCCAAGGGCGAGGTCGGCACCGACCCGAGGTGGCCGGTATGAGCCAACAGCAGATTGACCTAGACCACAAGGGGCCGCTCGAGTGGATCGACGACGACTTCTGGGACAAGGTGTCAACAGACGGCCGGTTCTGTATCCGGGGGCAGCGGGTGGGCGACAAGGTCGAGTATATCGTCTGGCGGATGGGAGCCGACGGGCGGGTGATTCCAAGGTGGCTCGGGATGACCTCAACCTTCGCCGAGGCGGCAGAGCTCGCCGAGAACGCGAGGGGCGAGAAGCCGCCCAGCATCAACTTGCTTTGGAAGGTGGCGAATGAGAAGGGCCGTTAAGCTCTGCCCAATCTGCCTGACCGAGAACACGGGCGGTTTGCCTCACCGGCACCATCGGCTCGCGGCGAGGAAGTCTGGGCATACCCTTGACGAGCTGGCGATCGCCGCCCGAGCGGTCATCGAGCAGAACGCGGTCACGGCCATCGTGATGGATGCGGTCGATGAGGCGAGGCGGCCAGATTATTGGCGTGCAAGGAAAAGGTCGGAGTATCATCCAGCGCATTACATGACCGCGGACGGTTGAAATGGGACTGCGACAACGACAACGGGGCGCCGAGACCGAGCGAGAGGTGTGCAAGATCATCACCGAATCGACCGGGTGGCAGACCAATCGAATCTTGGGGCAGGCCAGAGACGGCGGCGCTGATATCCGGCTCGCTCGGTGGGTGCTTGAGGTCAAGCGCAGGAAGTCCATAGCGGTCTACGAGTGGGTCGACCAGGCTACCGCGGCGTGTGCGCCCTACGAGATCCCGGCGGTTGTGTGCCGGGGCGATAAGCGCGAGTTCCTGGTCATCCAACGCCTCGACGACTGGCTCAACCTGGTCAAGCCGCAGCTGCCCGAAAGATGAAATGCCCAAAGTGCTCCAAGCCGAGCGAGGTCGTGAAGGTCTACCAGTTCCCGACCGAGGCGCGGCGTCGGCGGGAGTGCCTGACCTGCGGCCATAGATTCACGACCTCAGAGAAGCTCTGGCGCAGGGTCTACGCTGAGGAGATACGCAACCGTCCGGCTCCTCGAGCGACGCGGCAGGTGAGGCCAGAGCAGACGCGGCGACGGTACAGCAACTTCGATGTGGTGGCGGTCGATGGGTACGACATGGACCTTGAGGATGTGAGCACGTTCGTGCATACGAGGGACTGATGGCAGGGACACCAATCAAGCGGGCGAGGCGGGAGAAGGCGCTGACGGTCATGGAATCGCCGGCCTTCTGGGACCAGCTCTGGATTCATCTTGCCGAGGGCAACAGCCTGTCTTCGTTCGTGAAGGGCAGCGAGATCCCATACCAGTTGCTATGGGAGACGATTCAGTCCGATCCCGCACGGCATGAGAAGTTCGAGCTGGTGCGGACTGCGCGCGCCCTGGCGAACGCGGAGCGCATTGAAGCGCTGGCCGACCAAGTGGAGCAGGAACAGATCGACCCGAACGCCGCGAAGGTTGCGATGGGTGCGAGGCAATGGCTGGCCGAACGGATGGACCCGAAGCGGTGGGGAAACAAGATCCAGAGCGATGTCCGCATCACCGACACGACGGCTTTGCACCTTGCTGCGGTGCGCGACCTGATGCGGACCGTGAGCGTGCAAGAGCCTGAAAAGCTGACGAATGACACACCGAAGTCGACGGTCCCGCGCGCGTGACTCATTGAACCGGCCTGTGGATAACTCTGTGGATAACCTGTGGATAACTCACGGCCTGACGATCAGCGCGCGCTCGAGCGCACCTGCGCGCCAATGCGCAAGTGCGCGCACGGCGCAAGTGCTTGATTCGCAAGGGGTTGCGGCGCGTAGTGCGTATAACACCCATTATGTTAAATCGGGGCGATTGTGACCACCCTGCGGTCATTCCCCCCTTTCTGTGGGTAACTCTGTGGATATCCTGTGGATAACCTGTTGATAACCTGTGGATAACTCCCCCTTGCCCGCGACCCCCCCCCGGCAGGGCGCCCCCGGCGGGGGGTCGGCGCTTGCGTAACCCCACACGGACCCCATGAAAAATTCTGAAAACCCCTACTTCGCCTTCGTCAAGCGCTACCACGCCGCCCCTGTGGCCTTCGTGGAGGAGGTCCTAGGCGTTACCCCCGACCCGTGGCAACGCAGCCTCCTAGAGCTTCTGGCGGCCGGTGAGCGCAAGATCAGCGTCCGCTCCGGCCACGGCACGGGCAAGTCCACCGTGGCCTCTTGGGCCATGCTCTGGTTCATGCTCACCCGCGTGCCCGTCAAGGTGGTCGTCACCGCCCCCACGGCCAGCCAGCTCTTCGACGCCCTCTTCGGCGAGTGCCGCCGGTGGGCCAAGCTCCTGCCGCCGGCGGTGGCCGAGCTGCTCGAGATCAAGTCCGACCGCATCGAGCTGAAGGCGAGCCCGGAGGAGGCCTTCATCTCGGCCCGCACCAGCCGCGCGGAGCAGCCGGACGCCCTGCAGGGCATCCACGCCGAGTACGTGCTGCTGGTCGTGGACGAAGCCCCGGGCGTATCGGAGGCCGTCTTCGAGTCGGCGGGCGGCTCGATGTCCGGCCACAACGCCACGACGCTGCTGCTTGGCAACCCCACCCGGACTCAAGGGTACTTCTACGACACCTTCCACCGCCTGGCCGGCGAGTGGAGGAACCTGCACGTGAGCTGCCTCGACTCGCCCCGGGTGTCGCCCGAGTACGTCGCCGAGATGTCGAGCCGGTACGGCGAGGGCAGCAACGCCTACCGGGTGCGCGTGCTGGGCGAGTTCCCGGTGGCGGACGATGACACGCTGATCGGGCTGGAGTTGGCCCAGTCGGCGGTGGACCGGGATGTGGTGCAGAACCCTAGCGCGCCGGTGCTCTGGGGGCTTGATGTGGCGCGCTTCGGCGCGGACTCCTCGGCGCTGTGCAAGCGCCAGGCGAATGTGGTCGTGGCGCCGGTGAAGACTTGGAAGGGCCTCGACCTGATGGCGCTGACGGGGGCGGTGATGCACGAGTGGGAGTGCACCGACCCCCGCGACCGCCCGGTCGAGATACTGGTAGACAGCATCGGCCTTGGCGCGGGCGTGGTGGACCGGCTGCGGGAGCTGAAGCTGCCGGCGCGCGGGATCAACGTCGGCGAGTCGCCGGCCTTCAAGGGGCAGTACATGAACCTGCGCGCGGAGCTCTGGGGCAAGGCGAAGGCGTGGCTTGAGGCGCGCGACTGCAAGCTGCCGCGAGACGAGCGGCTGGTGAATGAGCTATCCTCGCCGCGCTACTCGTTCATGTCGACCGGTAAGCTGCGCCTCGAGGGCAAGGACGACATGAAGCGCAGGGGGCTAGCGTCGCCCGATGTGGCGGACGCCTTCGTGCTGACCTTTGCGAGCGAGGCGGCGACGGGCGGCGGCGTGTACGCGCCGACATGGCAGAAGGCGGTCAAGCGGCAGATCCGGGGGGTGGTATGAACTGGCGGGATTTCTTTTTGGTGGACCCGTACTCGGGCGCGAAGCTCATCGAGCACGACCTGCAGGGCTGGGGGTCGGACGACCCGATGTTCGAGCAGGTCCTGGCGGCGGTGCGCCCCACGACCATCATCGAGGTGGGCTCGTGGAAGGGGCGCTCGGCGGCTAACATGATGGCGATCTGCAAGCGCCTGGGGCTCGACGCGCGGTTGCTGTGCATTGACACGTGGTTGGGGTCGCACGAGAACTACGCGCGCCACGACGGCGACAACCGCTGGCTGCACGAGGCGCTGCGGCTGCACGCGGGCTACCCGCGGCTGCACGAGCTGTTCCTGTCGAACATGGTTCACCTTGAGCTGACCAAGCGCGTGACCCCCCTCCCCCTGCCGGCGACGATCGCGGCGCGGGTGGTGGCCGAAAAAAATATCGTGGCGGATGTGATTTACATCGACGGCTCGCACGATTATGAGGATTGCAAGGCGGACCTTGCAAACTATTGGCCGCTTCTGCGCCAGGGTGGGATTCTGTTCGGGGACGACTATCAAGCGTGGCCCGGCGTGACGCGCGCGGTGGATGAGTTCTGCGACGCGCACTTCCTGCACCGCTCTGTCGTGCGCCGCTCGGGCAAGTTCGCATTTGGCAAGGACCGCGGCGTGGAGGGCATCGCGTGAAGTACTACTGCATCACGCTCTCGGAGACCCCGGAGCGCACCGAGCACGCCCGCGCGCAGGCCGCGAAGGCCGGCATCGAGTTGGATTTCATCTACGGCATCTTCGGCAAGACGATGCAGGTGAAGTCCGAGATTCCGATGCACTCGGACTATTTCGTGACCCGCGGCGCGACCTGTTTGGTCTTGTCGTGGCACATCGCCTGGCAGATTGCGTGGCGCGAGGGTCACGAGGAGTTCGTGATCTTCGAGGATGATTTCATCCTGCCGGATAACTTTGCCGAGCGCTGGGCGCAGATGCGCGCCGAGGTGCCCGAGTGGTGCGACCTGGTGTACTTGAACTCGTGCTGCACCACCGACAAGCCGGGCAAGAAGGAATCGGCGAGCCTGTGGGAGATCAAGTACCCGCTGTGTACGGCCGCGATCTGGCACCGTCGGCGCGCGATCCCGACGCTGCAGATGTACACCAAGCCCGCGAACACGCCCGTGGACATCCTGCTCGAGTGGTACGCGCTGCCGCACCTGCGCGTGCTGACCGCGGTCCCGCCATTGGTCTCCCAGGCAACGCAAGACCTTGCGGTGCCGATGCCCTCGACCATCCACATGTGAGGTATCCGTGAATGCTAAAGCCAAGCGACATCGCGCGATTCCAGCGCCGGCTCGACAAGAAGCCCCCCGAGAAGCCGCAGCCCCCGGAGCCGCCGAAGGGTGGCGGGAAGGGTGCGCCGCGGCCTCCTTCGGACAAGAAGGCGGCCTGATACTTAGCGACCGGCTGCCGGCGGGGCGCTTCGTGCGCCTCGAGGTGCCGTGCGCGCCGATGCTGCCGTGTAACCCGTCGGTGGCCGTCGGCCCGGGCGGGGAGCTGCGGTGCCTCATCCGCGCCGTCAACTACGAGCTCGGCGAGACGGACGGAATCTGGTTTAGGGACGACCCGGGGCCGGATACGGTCAACTACATCGCCGACCTTGGCGATGACTTGTCGGTGGCGCGGGTCGAGCGCGTGGACGACGCCGCGCAGCGGGCGTCGCGGCTGCCGTGCCGGGACGGCTTAGAGGACGGGCGGCTCTTTTGGTTCCGTGGCCGGTGGCGATTTACGGCCTCGGGGCTGCACCACGGCCCCCGGGTGCGCACGACGATGGCGCTGTGCACGTTGGACGAGGGTGGCACGCGGGTCGAGGAGCTTGAGTTCCTGCACAGCCCGCACACTCGGGAGATGGAGAAAAACTGGATGCCGCGCGCCGACGGCGACCGGCTCTCGTTCGTGTACTCGCACCACCCGGCCGAGTCGTACCAGCTGTTGCCGGCGCGGGAGAAGCTTTGTTTTGAGTCGTTCCAGGGATTGGCCGGCTGGTCCGGCGGCTCGCAGATCATCCGCCGCGGCGACGCCTGGGTCGGGGTGGTACACCAGCGGCGCAAGGAGCGCGGGCGGGTGTACTACGCGCACCGGCTGGTGCGCTACGACGACAAGCTGATGCCGGCGCACGCCGGGCGGGAGTTTTACTTC